CGCGCCGGCGTAGGCGCCCTGCTCCCCTGCGCGCCAGCTGGTTGCGCCAGCCATGCGTGGCGCAACAGCCGCCTCGACGCCGAGGATTCGGCTGGCCATCGCGGTCAGCTCACCGTTGATCTCTTCCACGCTGGTTTCAACGCCATCAACACGTACTGCCAGCGCAGAGACCAGGTCACCCAAGGACGCATAGTCGCCCAGGTACTCCCAGTAGGCTGCTTCGGTCACGGGGGTGCCGGCCGGTACATCCACCTTTGCGCGGTACAGCTTGCCGTCGTGCTTGACGAGGGTGCCGGAGAGGTAAGGCTTGCCGTTCGCCCAATCCTCAGCACCGGCCAGGTCGGCCAGCTGGGCAGACAGCGAATCGATCTGGCTCTGCAGGGCCTGGTCACCAGCTTTGAACCGTTCGTTGACGGAGCCAAGGCCGTCGCCGCTGATCTTCTCGATCTCCTTGAGCAGATCCTGGCCCAGCTGGGTTTCGGTGATCTTCCCGGTGATGTAGTCGAGGATTTCGTCAGCGTCGGCGCTAGATTGGCCGTCCACCCAGACCGACCACGGCCCGACGTTGCCGGTGCGGTCGACCAGGCGGCCGCGGAAGTACCTGAGAACACCCGCGGCCATCCCGCTGTGCAGGTAGCTGGACGTTGGGTAAGCCTGACGGCCTAGGTCCTCTGGGTTCTCTCCGCCGAACGTAGACGACATCTGCAGCTCGGTGTAGGCAGTATCCTCCGCGCCTGCTGGGAAGCCCCATTCCAGACGAATGCCGAAGACCTCCGACTTAGTGCGCAGGAACGCCAGCGCCGGCGGCGGCGTAGTCTTGCCGGCAACGTTGGTGAGCACCGAGGTGGTCGGTATCGACGACACATCCATGGCACTGACTGCTCGCACGCGGGCTAGGTACTGGCCGGCGTATACCCCGCGAATGTCGGCGGCCAGCTCACCGGTCCTCGGCACTTTCACCCAGTCACGCGAGCCCCAGCGCCATTCAACGTCATAGGCCACGGCTCCAGGCGCCGCGTCCCACGATATCGTCATGGTGGTGACCGCAATGCCTTGGTCGACTGCGGAATGGCTGCTGATCAGCACCCGGGCCGGGGCATCCTGCACGCCTGGTGGCAGCACACTGATCGGCCGGTCATCAATGACGGTGCCGTAGTCGATAGCGTCAAACTTGCTCGGTTCGTACTGGATGCACTCCAGCTGGAACTGGTGCCACTCCGGCCGCGTGACGTTGCGGACGTAGAACTGCATGAGCTTCAAGTCATCGAAGTCCAGCACCCAGCCGCATTCAGCCTGTGGCACTTCGCTGAAATCCGCCATGACGGTGATCTGGCGTCCGGCCACTGACCGAACCTGCCTAGCCTCGGACTTGCCGCTGGGCAAGTTGACCAGCAGGCGTGCACCGGTCGGCACCTCGATGTCACGGTCCACCGTCACAACGCGGCCGGCCACGGCAGTAATACGCCCACCATTGGCACGGCCGGCCAGCATCGGATCGGACAGGGTGATCACCTTCCCTGGCTTCGGGATATAGCCATCCAGGCCGACCCGAAAGCTGGCACCGCGCAGCTGCAGCTGCTCCGTCATCAGCGCCCACTGACCGGCGCGCTGGGCCTGCCCCCGGGAAGTGCAACCGACAGCCTCGACGGAGATTTCGCGCACGCCGTACTCAGCGATCGCATCTTCATCGAAGACCGGCTCTTTGTCGGTGTCGTAGCCGCGATCCGGGTCATCAAACGACACCATGGCCTGGCTGTGCCGCTCGCGCAGTTTGCTGCCCATGTACTTCACTGCGCCGTCGTCGAGGATCTGCGACAGGGTGTAGTTGTACACCGGGTCCTGTGGCATGTCGGCGTTCACGGTGATCTGGCTGCCGTCCCAGAAGGCCAGGCCGTGGAAAATAGCGGCCAGGTCCTGCAGCACTGCCCAGGCCTCGGCCTGCTTCTGCAGGTACAGGTTACAGGTGAAGCGCGGCTCCTCACCGCCCTTCCCGTCCGGCACCATCTGGTCGCAGTACTGCCCGATGCGGTAGAGCGACCAGCGGTTGACCATACTCGCGTCGATGCGGTCGCCCAGGCCGTAATAGGGGTGCAGAGCCAGGTCGTAGAAGACCCAGGCCGGGTTGTTGGTGTACGCCTCTTTGAAGGTACCGTCCCACACACCGTTGGTGGTGCCTGGGCCGCCGGTGGCGTAGGTGCGGGTTTCCGGGTCGTAGTTCATGGGAACTCGCACAATCCGCCCGCGCATCAGCACAGCGATCTTGGCAATGTCACCGCCGAACTGCTCGGCGTCGTACTCCACGCAGCTGACGGCGGTCAGCGGGTATTCCTGATCGCTGTCGACTACCTCGGCGATGGCCTCGACGTACATCCCATCCTGCACCAGCGAGCTATTCGCCTCCGGCGTGATCCGGCGCGCACGGATCGCCCAGCGGGAGCCGGCCGGTAGCTCTATGCGGTGGGATCGCTCGTACTTGGTGACGTTCTTTCGGTTGACCTCGGAGGCCAGCACCTGCTGGTACGGGCCATTGTCGGTGGAGACATCGATCGCATATTCGATGCGCACGCCATCCACATTGCCGCCCGAGTCCTGCGACTGCAACTGCGGCCACGAGAAGCGCAGCCGTACAGCGTCCAGCATGGAGTTGGTGATGGTGTAGATGTAGGGGGTGGTGCTGAGCAGCTGCTGACCTACCGCGATCTCGTTGCTGGACTCGCTGATCCCGGTCATGCGCTCCTGGTTCAGTTCGCCGGCGCGGAACTGCCATTTAACGCCCGGGTAGTTCAGCGTGCCGTCTTCCGCCATTACGGGCGTGCCGTCCAGCTTTACCGAGCGCAGGTCATTCACCGGTCCAACAATCGGCCCCCAGCTCCACAGATAGAGCATGCGCACGGTGGCAATCGACGGGACACTGTTGGAAGCGATGCTCGGCTGCTTAGGCTTACTGCTGCCGCCCTTGCTACCGACTACTTGGCTCCGCTTAGCCGCAACGCCGCGCCGCGGCGCGTGCTTCAGTGCTTGACCCATTTCACTCTCCAGAAACGAAAAACCCGCCGAAGCGGGTCAAGTAATGCCGGCGATCAAAGCCGGTCTTGCGTGTAGATCCCTCCGGACTCGACGGCGCCGCCGATCTCCCGCTCGCCGTACAGCAGCGGGTAGGGGTTACCCTGGGCAATCGTCGTAACCGCGCCACCAAAGCCGTAGCTGGGATTATTGCCATCCTCGTTTCGATCCAGGCTGCCGGTCTTCGGGGTAGGCGAAAGCATCTGCACGACCCCGGAGGCGGCCATGGCCGCACCACCGGCGATCATGGCCACGCCGTAGGCGGAAGTCGTACCAAACGTGAAGTAGCCGGCGACGATCAGCACCACGCCGAGGATGGTCGTGAAGAGGCCGGCCTGCTTGCTGCCCTGGATGATCGGCGCGATGCGAATATCGCCGGCATCGTCGCCCTTCAGGTCCAGGTCATCGGCTGAGAGGTTGCGAGTGCCGGAGAACACGGTGAACACCAGGCCCCGCTCCTCACCGTTGGACAGGAACTTCTCGAAGCCTGGAACCATGTTGCATAGGGCCTGGATGGCGTCGCGCGTGCTATTGACGTCCAGAGCGTACTCGCGACCGAAGTGCTTGCGCAGCACCCCGTACAGCTTCACCGTGCGCTTCATGGCTGATAGTCCTTGTGCCGCAAGATCAGCCGGCAGCGGCTGGCCATCGACCAACCGTAGACTTCGCGGGTCGACGCCCGGCCCGCCATGTGGTGGTAGATGAACGGCCCGCTGCCGCCGAGGCTTGCCGCCGGCTCGCTGGCCAGATCCGGCAGACTGCCCAGGTAGATGGCCGCGTGGTTGGGGTGGAAGCAGGGCCGGCCCGGGGACGGCACCATGAACACCAGCATGTCACCACGCTGCGGCACGTCCACTTGGTAGAAGCCGGCGCCAGCGAAGTTGGCCTCGTACAGGCTCGGGCCATCCTTCTGCTCCCACCACAGGTCGTCGCGCTCAAAGTTGGGCAGCACCAGCCCTGCCTCACGGGCGTACCAGTCGCGGCAAGCGCCCCAGCAGTCGAGCAGGCCGTGGGCGAATTCGCGGCCCAACAGCGGAGCCTGGTAGCCGGACGGCTTGAACCACTGCATATCGCCGCCGGGCCAGCCGACGATTCCCCACGGCACCTCGTGCAGCTCGCAGCTCACCAGGTCGGCCATGCTCGGCATGGGCGCGGCGTCGGGGTGGCTGTGCACGATCGCCAGCAGTTCGCCCTGGTCTTCGGCGTTCGCCAGGTCCTCGTGGTGCAGGCGGAAGTTCTCCCGTGGCGTCTTGGCCAGGTTGCGGCACGGCACGTATGCCCGGCCCTGATCGGTCTTGATCAGCACCCCGCAGGCTTCAGCCGGGTACTCGCGTTCAGCATGCTCGCGGATCGCGGCCTGCAATGTCTGGTTGATGCGCATCGGTTACCTCGAACTGGCGATCAGGCTCGCGCCCATGGATCCGCCGAAACGGCGGGTGTTGCCGCGTAACTTGCAGCTCTTCCAGCGCCCCGGGCAGCGATCGAGCGCCGGGTTGTCGGTCGGCTCGTCCTGCTTGGTGTACATGGCCGCGCCGGTGTAGGCGCAAGCCTCGCCTCGGTACTGGCCCCGGCAGGCCCAGCGGCACAACTTCGTGATCTGCTGGCTGGGCAACATCACACCGCCCATGTCCAGCGGACTGGACAGCTGGAACGTCACCTGCTGGCGGTCTTCATCGGTCTTCTGCTCGATGTACCAGAGGTTTTCCCGCGCCTGGTTGGCCGCCTCAGGGTTCCCGCCGGGGAAGTTGGCGGCGTCGAGGAAGTGGCGAAAGGTCTCGATGACCCTCACCCTGGCGCCGACCAGGTCCTTGAGGGCCAGGCACAGCGCGGTGACCGCGCCTCGCACGCCGCTGATTTCGTTGACCAGCTGCAGGGTTGGCGTGGCGGGCCGACCATCGCCACGGATGTCGAAGCCCTTGGCCTCCAGCTGCATCGCAGAGTAGAGCTGGCCCTGCCAGATGATGTCGGCCTCCTGGGCATGGCCGTGGAAGCGCATGACGTTGCCGCCCAGGCGCGTGGCGTCCACTTCGAATAGCCGGATCTGATTGCCCGGCTCGAGCTTCTGAATATCGGTTTCGAAAGTCATGGGGCCTCAAGAACAAGAAACCCCGCAGAACGGGGTCAGTAAGGGGTGAATGTCTGCTTCATGCTGAAGCTGATCTCGAATTGCCCGGCGCCCTTTGGGTCGAGCTTGTAGCCGTTGGCCTTGTACCGGCCCTGCGTACCGCCCGGAGGCGTCCAGAGGAACGACTTGTAGCCTTCGTGCCGGTCGAGGAAGTCGCGCATCAGGCGCAGCTCCTGGCCGGAATCGAGGCTGCCCACTGCCTTGTGCGACCACTCCTGGGTCTTGGTGTTGATCCCCGTGCCGCCGGCCTGGGTGTAGCCGTCGCCGAAGTCGTTCTCCCACACCCGTTGCTTGATCTCGCCTGTCGCACCCACCCGGGTACAGAAGCTGAATGTTTCCGCCATCACCGCCTCCAGAGAATGCCGCCCTGCTGGGTGGCCTTGTAGATCACCTGTTCCATCTGCTCCTCCAGCCCTTTGGCCATCATTTCACCCTGCCGGCGCGCAGCATCGTCGCTCATGCCTGGCTGCGCCTGGACAGTGACCGGCGCGTTGATGGTGATGCCTCCGCCCAGCCCAGCGCCCGCGCCAGCATCGTTCGCGTTGCGCAAATACTGGGTCAGGTCGCGGTTCTGGTTCGGGTTCAGCACCCGCTCGCCGCCGTCGAGCAGCCAGGTGCCCTCTCGCGGGATATTGTCGAGGCCGTTGTGAGCCATGCCCATAAGTGCGGAGGATGCGACGCCAGCGACCATAGGCGCTGTGGTCATGGCAGCAGTCATCGCAGCCGCAGGTGCGAGGGCTGGACCCACGATAGGGATCGCGGCAGTGGACGCATAGGCGGCCAGCTGGGCCTGGAACGAGGTCGCCTGCGCATTAGCCACTAGGCCCATGGCCGCGACCGACTGCGTGCTCTTACCTACAAGCAACTGCACTGCCTGGTAGACCAGCCATTGAGCGGCCATGTCCGCCAGCGTGTCGATCATCGACTTGGCAAAGCCGGTCACCATGTCCATGAGGGCATCACCAGCATCTTCCGCCCCAGTGGCCACATCGCTCAGGAATGAGCCCAGCTCGCTCCTGGCGCTGCCGAGAGTCGACGTTGTCGCATCAGCGGCCATTGCCGAGTAGTCAGTCGCGGCATCCGCGAAGTTCTCCCAAGCGCTGGTGACGCCGTCCATCCAGTTGGTCTGCGCTTCGTCGAGCTGGCTGTAGTAGTCGTTCTGCAGCTCCAGTCGCTCGGCCAAGGCATCGCTGAGTACCTGGGTCTCCTGATCGTAAAGCTCTTGGCTGAGATCTCCGCTATTGCGCTGCAGAACCAGTTCGCGCTGTTGGCGGTTGAAGTCTTCCTCGATGGCCAGTCGCTCTTTCAATCGCTCCTTGTACTTATCGCCGCGGCCGGCGCCAGCAAGTTCTTGATCAAAGCCGTTTCTAGCCGTGAGGAAGTCTTCGTTCACGTTGGATTTGAAGGACGCAAGCTTTTTGGCGTCCTCCTCGGCGTTCTTGACCTTTTTCAAGGCGTCCAGCTCAGCTGCCAGCCCTTCCAGGCGCTTACGCTGCTTGTCGTTGATGCCATCCAGCTTTCCGCTGGACATCTCGAAGGCAAGCTTCTCAACCTCGGTCGCATCCTTGCGCTTATCCGTCGAGGTGTTGATCAGCTCAATCTGCCGCTGATAGTTCTCTTCAGTCGCCTTGAACGCCTGGTTCAGCTTTTTCGTGGCGGCCTCTGCCGCTTTCGCTGCAGCTTTCTGCGCATCGGTTTGGCCGATAATCCCAGCACTACTGCTTCCTGGCGGCTGTAATTTGGGCAGTTCAGCAGCGGCCTTTCTCGCCTCTTTGACGTACTCGCGGATTACGTCGCCGGACCAAGGCTTGTTGAAGGCTTCGGCAACCTCCGACATGACACTTCCAGCAGTCCTCGAGTTGAGAATGGCATCGTTTGTTAGCTGCTCAGCGTTCTTCTTGAAATCCTTGGACATGTCGCCAAAAGTAATGGCGCCAAGCAAGGTGTTTGCAGTTGCCCCAATGCTCTGCAGATAGGCCATCGTCGTGGAAAATCCGCTGACAATGGTCGCTGCGGCAATCTTGAAGGCACGCGCTATGCCGTCGGCAAGACTTGCGGTGGTGGCCGTAACCTCAATGAAATCATTCGCGAATTCATGGACTACATTGCGCAGCCCGCCAGCCTCTTTGGAGGTGTCGGCTAGATCCTTGGCTAACTGCGCTAGCACAGGCATGAACTCTGCAGCCAGTGCGGTCTTCGCAGAGTTGGCATACTGTCCGATAACTGTCAGCTCTGCACCGAACTGCTGGGCAGCACCGATAGTCTGCTCATCCATGATCATGCCCGCAGACTGCGCGGCATCACCAAGCTCCTTGAATCTTTTACCACCATTGGCCAACAGTGGCACAAGGGCTGTGGCCTCGTCGGCGATCGCCTCCATGAAAAATGTCATCTGCGCTTGGCTGACGTTCGCTTTTTGGAGGCTGGTCACGTAGAGCTGCAGAGCATCGGCGCTATTCAGTTTGCGGAACTGATCCGCAGTCACGCCAACCTTCGGCGCTACCGTTTCGAAGAAGTTTTTCAGTTCTCCGCCGCCAGTGGCAAGGAAGTCGCCGACCTTATCGTTAATGTCCTTGAAGATATCCGAAAGCTTGTCCTGATTCAGGCCAACCGAAGCCGCAGCGGCAGCGAATCGCTGGAACTCGCTAGTACCTACACCTGCAAGCGAGGACAAATTTGAGATCTCTTTCGCCGCTGACGCGGAGCTTGTTACCAGCCCAGCAACGACAGCAGGAATGGCGGCGAATGTTGCACCTACTGCAGTGCCCAGTCGCTCGGCCTGCTTTTTGATCTCCGCCATTTGCTTCTGCGTTTCACGACCTGCTTTGTCCAGCGGACCAGTGAAACCGCCAATTTTCGCAATTAGGTCAAGTGTCAATGTGCCAAGAGAACGGCTCGCCATGCTTTCCTCCAGGCGAAAAAAAACCCGCCTGAGCGGGTTTGCTACGTGAAGGTCTAACGGTTCAGAATTTTAGCCTTTTCGGCCTCAAACTCTTCCGCCGTTATATGCCCTCGCTCTTTCAGTGCAGCCAGTTTTTCCAGTTCATGGTATGGGTCAGCTCCAGGCTTCGCTACCGGAGCACGATGAATACCACCATCTCCACTCGGCTTATTGATTGCCGACGCTGACCATATCAGAGCCGCTAGCCACCCAAGTCCTGTCCATCCTAGGAAAAGGTTCAGCAGCATGATCGATACACGATTCTGGTGATGACGTATCGCTGCCACAATGGTTGGGATGAAATACAGCGCCACCACAAGCGCGAGCGTGACGAAAGCTTTGGTTGGTTCAGGTTCAACAACCATGGTTAGCACTCCCTGTTAAACGGGGGCAATCTACCACCACCCGTACTTTCTCCCAAACCCGAGGAGCAACAGACTATGTCCAAGACGCCATGGCATCCATGAGCGATATGCCTGATCGGCTGTGATGTGGCATAAAATCGTACAAATCCGCCGTGCCGCCCCGACTGCGATTGACCTGAAGAGCTACCAGCGCTGCGGACAGCTCCTGGCGGCGAGCCACATTCAGCGAGCCATGCTTGTCTCGGTAGTCGACCCAGGCCAGCACCTCCGCGTAGGAAAGCGTGGCCTTGGCCTCCGCGATTGATGTTCCACCTATCCCGTTCAACACAAGCTCATGCCAAAGTTCGTCAGCCGGGGTCAGCTCTTTGGGGGAGGGTTATTCACGGCTTTAACTGCATTGTAAAGCGCCATGCCCAGCCCAGGGTCAAGATTCACAGCATCATCAAACGGCAACTCCTCGGTCCCATCCTCGCCCAGCATGACGCTGGCCGACAGATAGCGAGCGGTTTTGAAGCGCTCAGTTTCCCCGCCAGCGAACATCGCCTCCATCACACCGAAGGCGTGACGGCGGATGTGGACCGTGAATTTGTCGGTTACGGTTTTGCCGTTCTTGTCTACGTGCTTCCACGCGACTTCTTTCGGCACCAGGGCATCAGCAATGACGCCGCCTTTCTTCTTCAGTTGCTCCAGATTCATGGGTTTTCCTTGATGATCCAGTTGAGCTTGCCAGAACGCTGAATGGTGGCAGCGGTGCTCACCGAGGCATTGCTCGCGAAGTCGAACGGGAAGTCCGCGACATAGCCGGCGAACAGGCACCAAGTGCGCGTGGAGGGAAGCTCGAAATCGTCTCCGACGGTGTTGACCGTGGGCGCGATACCTTTGCCATCGGACCAGCCGAGCGCCCAAAGGATGTCTTCGTCGCTATCGTCCTGGGATAGCTGGAACATGCGCACATGGCTGGCATTGCGAGGGTCGGCCAGGATCGTTGCAGTAGCTTGACCTGGTGTGCGGAGGCCTTTCTTGTATTTGCGATCGGTGTCCGCCAGGCAGGTGTCATCGATCTGATCGGCAGGGGCACCGCCGGGGTTGAATGCAGTAAGGCATTCCACCTCCATCACGGTCTTTGGGCCGGTGCCGGAAACAGGCGGCAGCAGCGCGTAGAGCTGGGCGCCCTGAGCATTCATCGACATGGGTTGTCTCCAGTCAGCAATAAAAAAAGCCCGCACATGGCGGGCACGATGGATTTCGACATTTCAGCGCTGCACCCACCAGTCCACGTCGAAACTGGTCCGGTAGTTCTTGGTGGCCGGGTCGCGGGCTTCGCCACCCCACCGAGTCACGTAGGCATCCAGCTCAATGGCATCGCGGATGGCGTCGCGCACCTGGCGAACTGAAGCACTGGTTGTGCCGTAAATATCAACCTGTAGCGTAAAGCCGTCGGCGTCGGGACGGCCTGCCAGGTAGTTCTCCGGGCTGCCGTTCACCAGCTGCCACACCGCGTACGGCTTGGCCACGGCCTCCGGAGCCTCGCCGAATGAGTAGAGCCTGAGGTTTGTCCCGGCCCCGAGCAGCGCCGTGACGGACGCCGATTCGGAGCACAGCTGGGCAATGGGTGGGGTCATGAGGAAGCTGCCTTCTTTGCAGCGCGACGGATCGCGCGGTCGATCGCCTTTTCGTACTCGCTGACGAAGGTGCTGGTCGCTTGGCTGATGCTGTCTGCCAGCGCCGGCCGCATAAATGGCACCGCGGCCATCTTCTCGGTACCGAACTCGATCAAGCGCCAGTGCG